GCTATGAAGAAGCCAAATGGCGAACCTACTCGTAAAGCATTAGCTCTTAAAGCTTGGGGATTTGGTAGTGTTGAAGCAGCTCGTAAGTTTGCTAACGCACATAAAAAATCATAATTTACTTTTATGGTTTAAAGTAAAATATAAATTATTTTATGTTATTTTTCTTGTGGTGTTTGATCTTCTAATATTTTTCTACCCGCATCCGATAGTGGTCGTGAAAACAATCTAAGTTTTTTACCAGTATTTGGACACACAAAAGTAATACCAGCGTCTTGGTACGCTTTTAATACAATCTCTAATCCACCATCTCCATCTGGGCTTGCACCTACTACATGGGGTTCATCATAATCAAACTGCATACAAAAATCACATCCTTCTGTATAAACTTGTATTTCTTTTGGTATCTCTGTTTTTTTCTTTGCCATTTTTATCTTTTTATTTTTGTCATTTTTTCACAATGCGGACATTGTATTTCTTCTAAATATCTTACTTCAACACTTTCATCAAACCATTTAATCATATCAGTTTCTATAACTGCTACATGATAATTTAAACATGAATCACAAACTATATCAGCTACTTCATATACAACGCTAACCTCCATCATTTAAATGTTTTATATCTACTATTTTTACCTCCTCTCCGTCAAGCATTGCGTCTAATGTTAGCTCAATCATTTCTCTTTGCTCTGGGGTTAACAATGCAACTTTTTCATGGATTGCTGGTATAGCAAATATATCACTATTTATTTCTTTTTTAATACCGGATCTTACTTCTTCAGTTAAAAATGGATGGGTTACAATATCATTAAACATCCAATTAATTTTACTAACGTAAACTTTAAATAATTTTTCTCCTTTTGTTTCAGGATATTGCCTACAAAAATCCTCAAACTGTTCTTGAGCTAATTTTAAATTTTGAACAGCACTTATGATGTTAGCACTCATTATTAAAGTTTAAATGCGTTTGTTCTAATTCTTGTAAAAACGTTCTAGCTTTTAGAACTTTATTTTCAATGCGTAAAATATCATCTTCACTTCTATTTACGTTAAACGTAAGTATTCTTTCATTAATTGATATATCATCAAATGTCATATTGAATTCTACCTTCATTGCTTCTTTGATAAATTCTGGACTTTCTTCTGAAATTACATCCATCTTTTTAAGCAGATAAAATTTCTCTTGTTGAATAATACTTTCTGGTGTATTAACCAAACAATAAGCAATAGTAGCTTTTCTTGTGCCAGTTAGCCACATATAAGACTGCATTTGCCAATAGTATAAGTTATCTAACTTGTCTGGTATGTTACCTAAGAATGTCCAAAGATCATAACTTGACTTTATGTCAATAATAGTATCGCCATTAATAATATCTGGCAATCCTGTTATAAAATCATTTTTAAATCGTTCTTCATTTTTGCTGAATGGTAATTTAAGATACATTGATAATAAATCAATAGAATCTTGTTCAGCTTCAATGCCTTTCTTCATTTGCTTTGTTTGTATATCTCGCTTTCTTCCGTATTTTTCAGCGATATAAACTTCAATTAAATGTTTTTGTGCAGTCTTTGATAATACTCCAGCTTCTTTATCTGCTTTAGTTACAGGTTCGGTCATTAAATAACCGACAGAGCTTGCTCTGATTAGTGTTTCGTTCCAGTTCATTAAAGTGTGTTTAGTTTGTTGTTATAATGTTCTAATAGTTCAGGGTTGCTTTTGCTCATTAACTCCCAAGCTTTTAATTCCTCTTTCGTTTTGCAAGAATCAATAAATGATTTTGTTTTTTCAGCTAATGTTTGCTTTGATTGAGTAGGAATTACTTCAACAATTTCATCATGATAATACCCTAAGCTTTTTAATCTTTCTACATTTTGCTTATGGTATTCTTCTACTAATTCTCTTGCAATGTCAAGAGCTTTGTTTGCAGACTCGCCTTGATTAAGAGAAAATTCAACGCCAATTTTTTCAGACGAGTAATTGCCTAAATTAAATGTTCTAGTGTAGTTAACGGTTTGGATGTGCATAATACTTATTTTATTCTTGTTACAATTGTTTTTTCGTCAATAAACTTAATTTTAAACATTTTACTTTCGTGTCCTTTTTTCTTTTTAAGATTTGAAACCATAACCATAACTGAAGTATATGGATTATTTAATCTAATACTTTCGCTTAATTTTAAATCAGCTACCTTACTTGAAACTGATTCTGGATCTATTTTTCTTGCCATTTTATAATTTTTTGTAAAATTAATTTAATTAAATATATTAACCAAAATTAATTTAATTAAAATAAAAAGTAGTAAAAATACTACCATTTTAAAAACCTCCCAGTATAGAAATACAGGAGGGTATATTTGCTTAAAACCACCAATCTACAATTACTTTTGTGTAATAAATTTCTTTTTTACTAAGTTAAGCTTTGCCCTGTATTCTAAAATCAAAGATTTAAGTTCATCTCTTGTTGGTCTTACTGTCTGCCTAGCTGTTTCTCTAAGGTATTCAACTAATGCTCCATTCTCTTCGTTTAGTTTATTCTCAAATTCTTCAATGTCCCCTGTTTTAAAATAATTACATTCCATACATTGTGGTCTGCAATTAGCTTCCATCCATCTTGTTCCTAAATTTACTCTACCCATAAAATGACCACATTGTATTTCTGCAATAGTATGTTTACCACCACAAGTATAACATTCTACCATACCTGTTTTATCTGCGTATTTATTTCTTAGATATTGACTAAATACATGATCAAGATCTGAAACTAAGTTCTGAAAACTTTCTGAATCATCTTCAAATTCTTCCATTCTTTTTTGCGTAGAAACCACTGTAGCACATTGCTTGCACATCTTTTTAGAAAAATGGTAATCAATATTACCACAACTAACGCACCTTTTCTTCTTCACTATTATTGTTGAATTTCTCATCTTCTTTTAGTTTGTGTAATTTGTCGTTTATGAATCTATATTTACCTATGTATTTTCCTTCTTTTGTAACTTCTATAATCATATCTAACCTCTTTGCTAATTCATATATTAATTCTCTATTCTCCATATTTTTAACAAAGATAATTAATTTAATTAAAACACAAAATAAATTTTAAAAAATAATTGGGGAAAAATATTTTTTTATTTAAATAAAACTTCTTTACTTTGTTATTCAACCAAAATTTTTATGAAAAAACAAAATGTAAAAGACCTTATCTTGCTACACCTAGAGCAAGAAGAAAGGCCACTAGCTTGGCTTGCAAGAAAATCAGGAGTACCATATGGGACATTGTATGGGATATTAATTCATAGGATTATGAATATTTCGGATGAAAATCTAGAAAAGATAAACAAGGCAATGGGAACTGATTTTACTAACGATTAATTATAAAAAAATGGCTCGCCCTAAAAAGAATTATTGCGATTATTTCCCTCATGATAGGGATATGAGAAACCATAGAAAGGTTAAAGCCATTCGTACAAAGTTTGGGGCCATAGGTTATGCTATTTGGTCAATGACTTTAGAATATTTAACTGGTATTGATGGTAATGTATTTGAGTATTCAGATGTGGAATTTGAACTAATGGCGGGTGATTTTGGAGTTTCTGCTACAGAAATACGGGATGTGGTGGATTACTGTATCAAACTGGAGATGATATTCTTAAATAATGGCTTTATTAATTCAGATTCTCTAGATGAAAGGTTAAAACCTGTTTATGAAAAAAGAGGTACAAATAAAGATAAAAGTAAGAAACAACTCCGCATAAACGGTAAATTCGCTACTAATAATACCGTATCTGACGGAGTTTCTGCTCCAGAAAATCCGCAAAGTAAAGTAAAAGAAAGTAAAGTAAAAGAAATAAAAGAATATATACCTAGTGAAAATGATTTTTTAGCATATTGCAAGGAAGTAGTTGAGAATGATTTAAAGGCTGTTTATTCGGAATATGAATTTTCCCTAAAGGCTAAATATCAAACTTGGGTGGATGCTGGTTGGAATGATGGGTATGGCAAGAAGATTAAAGTTTGGAAAACTAAAATTAAAAACACACTTCCCCATCTAAAAAAAACATATAAATCAAATACGGATTTGCCACAAACACCAAAGAATAATTCGCATTTATACCAAGATGCAGATTTTATAAAATACAAAACAAGAGTTGATCAACTAAACAAATAAACGATGCAAGTTACTATTTTTAAAAACATTTTTAGCAAGGAACCACATTTTATAACCGTTGATAAGGCACTTGAAAGGATTAAGCTAGGGGCAAGTAAAGCTTTGGTTTTAGACATTAGGTTGGCTTTGGATAAGGAAAAAGCTAATAAGCTAAAGCTAAATTTACCTTCAATTTGCTTCAGCGGTAAGTTTGGAGCAGATAGGAAGGATGAGCAATTGGTTGCGCATAGCGGATTTATAGTTTTAGATTTTGATGATATTTCTGATTTAAGGGATAAGCAAACTGAAATTATCCAAAAGGATTTCGTGTATGCCTGTTGGGTTAGTCCTTCAGGTAATGGTTTAAAAGCTTTGGTTAAAATAGCGGATGGCAAAAAGCATAGAGAGCATTTCCAATCACTACAAGAGGTTTTTCCAGAAGTTGACCGAAGTGGAATTAATGTTAGCAGGGTTTGTTACGAAAGTTTTGATCCCGATATTTACATAAACGATAAAGCTTCGGTTTACACCAAAGCTAAAAAAATAGAAAAAATTGTAGTCAACGAAATTGAAACAATTGACGATTCTGAAAACTTCCGAAGAATCTTAAAATGGCTAACCAATAAAAATGATGCTTTTGTCACTGGAGAGCGAAATACTTACATTTTTAAGTTGGCATCTGCATGTTGTAGATTTGGAATCAACGAGGAGGCCGCTTTAAGCCTCATTTCAGCCGAATATTTAGTGAGTAATGACTTTACTATGTCGGAGATGAGAAGCGCTGTAAAGAGCGGCTATAGGGCAAATAGGGCTATTGCTGGTTCGGCTATTATACAAAAGGAAAAATTGGTCAATAAGACTACGAATTTTGAAATTGATGTTAAGAATGAATTTGTAGATGAAAAGGGTGATAATTACAGGGTTGAAGATGTGGTATATGGAATTGATGTAAAGGATAAAGCTTTGCTTATCAATCAAAATGGGTTTGATAAGGTTATGGGTGTAGGAGTACCAGAGCTTGATCATATTTTTAAGCCTAAAAGGGGTGAGATTACATTGCTTACCGGTATTGGTAACTACGGTAAAACGGCTTGGCAAAAGTCGCAATTGCTAAGTAGAATTATCATGTATGGCGAAAAGATAGCTACATTTTCTCCTGAAGATACGCCTGCTGAAGAATATTTCCACGACTATGTTGAGATGCTTTTGGGTTGTGAGTGTACTCCATTTAATCCAAATAGACCAGCTAATGATATTTACGAGGCTGCATATGATTTTATTTCTAAACATATTTTTTATATTAGCGCAGAGATGCTTTCGCCTACCCCACAGTATATCAAAGAAAAGTTTCTTGAATTGATTGTGCAAGAGAAAGTTGACTTTTGTTGTATTGATCCATTTAACCAAATGACCAATGATTACAAAGGTTTTGGTGGTAGAACTGATAAGTATTTGGAAACATTATTAGCTGACTTTTCAAGATTTGCGAAGAAGAATGATGTGTATTTTTGGGTTATTGCGCATCCAAAATTAATGGAAAGGGATAGGAGTGGTAACTACAAATGTCCTGATGTATTTGATATAAATGATGGTGCTATGTGGAACAATAAAATGGACAATATTACCGTTTACCATAGACCATTTGCACAGACAGATCCAAAAAGTCCTGTTGCAGAATTTCATTCTAAGAAAATTAAAAAGAAAAGCGTTGGTAGAAAAGGATTTGTAATGGTTGAGTATATTTGGGATAGAAGAAGATTTTTTATTGAAGGAAGGGATTTTATACAAGAGATGTTGAATAAAAAAGGGCTTGATTTTTGGAAGAGAAAAGAAGCTAATCAATCATGGCTTCCATATAAAGATGAAGATGGTGGAGAAGTAATATTTTAATAATTAAAAAACAAAAAAATGATCAGAATTTCAGTAATCGGAAGATTAGGACAAGATGCAGTAGTAAACACAGTGAATGGTAAAACAGTGATTAATTTTTCAATGGCTTACAGTGAAAAGTTCAAAAACCAACAAGGTGAAGATGTAGATAAAACTACATGGGTTTCATGTGCTTATTGGACAGACAAATTAAATGTATCTAACTACTTAAAAAAAGGTACAATGATTTACATGGAAGGTAAGCCAGAAGCAAAGACTTACAATAACGATAAAACAAAAGAAGTGATTGCGCAGTTGCATGCTAGAGTTACATCTTTACAGCTTTTATCCGGTAAACAAGACGAAAATAATGCATAATGTATATTCATGAATTAATAAATCCTATAGAAGTTGAAACACCACTTGGAAGAGGAAAAGCAATTGCTTGGATTGACTACGGATCAGAAGTCAACACCGTTTGGAAAGTCGTATTTTACCACAATGGTATGGTGCGGAACTTTTACGATAAAGACATACTCATCTACCCAAATAAAATGGACGGTGGGGACATAGATTTAAAGTATTTTAAAACCCAATAATATGCAACAAGAATTAGTATTTGACGGAACTGATTATGTTCATGAAAGAGATGGTAAAAGATTAGCTAAAAACCATTTTAAATTAAAGGAACTTATGCAAGATCAAAGGTTTAGAACCCTTAGTGAAATTTCAGCCATTACTCATATTCCAGAAGCATCAGTATCGGCAGGTTTGCGTGATTTTAGGAAAGAAAAATTTGGTAGGCATACCCTAAATAAAAATTATTTAGAAAATGGCTTATATTCGTACCAATTAATCCTAAATAACACATAAAATGGCAAAAGTTAAAACAGATTCAAGAAAGGTAACATTTGGTAGTAGAAAAACAGGCAGTGCAAAGAAATCTTATAACAAACATTCTCCAAAACCCAAGCAATATCGCGGTCAAGGGAGGTAAAATTAAATTATGAATAATAAAGCAGCTAAAAAATTAAGAAGATTATCTGTATTTATGGCAGCAGGTGCTGGTAAAACATTAGAAGATGCTAAAAGGATATACAAAAACCTAAAAACAGTACATAAAGAAAATAAAAAAGCCCCTCGTTAAAAAGGGGCTAATTTACGTTTTTTTAAGACTAAGCGTTTGCTGCTGCATTAATTTGAGATACAGTAGAATTCGTATAAAATAATACCGGTACTTGGTTTAAACCAGTAGGTGCTACTTCAACTATTGAATTCATAACCACTCCGTTTGCCACTGTTCCTGAAGGAGCTGGGTAAGCTGTAATTGTGCTTACTGGGAATCCGTAAGAAATACCAGAAGTTGCAGGAGTGCCGTTAGGGTTTAATAAAGCATATTGATTTCTTTGATATGCTGTAATTGATACTATACTTGCCATTTTTTAATATTTTTGATTGTTTTTAAATTTTTTTAAATTAAGCTGCTGTAGTTGTTGAAGTTGTTGGAGCTGCTGTAGTTGTTGTAGTACGAGCTGCTGTAGTCGTAGTTGTTGTTGGTACAGTACCACCACCATTGATAGCTGTAATTAAAGTAGCAACTGATGCATCGCTATATAATTTTTCAGCTGGTTGATTAAGACCACTTGGATACATAAGAATTAATGAATTCATTTGTACGCCATTTGCTACTACAGTAGTAGGTTGAACTTGTAATCCAACGGTTGGTAATGAAAATAATACACCGCTAGTTGCAGGTGTTCCATTAGGGTTCGTTAAATCGTATTGGTTTCTACGATAAACATAAACTGCTACATGATTTGCCATTTTTTAATTGTTTTTTTTGTTATAAATTTTTTTTTGGGCAATACAAATATAATAAATTTTGGTAGATATAAAAAATCGTGTAATTTTAATTAAATTAATTAATTATGAAATTGAAAGCTCCAAGTAATAGAGTAATCATTAAGGTTGATTTAGAAAGTAAAAACAGCCATACGTTTAAAGATGGCACAAAGATTAAACTAGAAAGAGTATATGATAATTTTAACATGCGTTATGTTAAACCAGTAAACGCGGAAGTAGTTGATGCTGTCGGAATACCTGTTGGTTCTGAAATTTTAATTCACCATAATGCTACTCATGACACTTATAAAATTTTCAACTATCAAAAACCAACAGCTGAAGCATCTTCTGACATGCAATATTTTTCAATACCAATTGAAGAGTGCTTTATGTGGAGAAAGGAAAAAGGTTCCACATGGAACGCTTTAAATAATTTTATTACTGGGTTAAGGATTTTTGAACCATACACTGGTTTCTTAGAAGGAATTGAACCTAAATTGGTTAAAAATAAAATTTACGTTACAAGCGGAGATTTAGCAGGCAATGTTGTAGGTACTGTAATATCAAGTGATTATGAAATTATATATCAAAATGATGATGGGACAGAAGGTAAAATTATAAGATTAAGATATTATCCAGAAGGCAACGATAGAAACGAAGTAATTTCGGTTGAGCATGAATTGACTGAAAAAGTTGTAAAAGGAGATTTATTGATTGGTTATAATATTTCAGATGCTAAAAAATTAAATTAATGTCAGCAGAATTAGAAAATAAGATTAAGGATTTAGAAAAACAAATAGCTTATTTAGAAGGTAAAAATGCTTATTATCAACAAGATGGGATAGGTAAACTATATCATGCACTTAATAGAAAAGCTAATGAAATGGCTGAATTGTTAAATAAAACAAGTCTTACTGCAATTGATATTGACGATCCTAAAATTAAGACATTTGAAAGATTACAAAAAATATGGGTAGATGCTGGAACAATTTCAGCTTCAATTAAGGCTTTAGAAGTATTAGCTGGTATTAATCAAGAAACTAACGATAAAAAAGAAGTAGTTCAAGTTAATAGAAAGCCATTTTCTCCAGAAAACATGGCCGATGCAGTAGGCGAATTAGCTGGCAAAAGATATTAATTATGTACGAAAAAATTGAAGGCGGTAATGTTATAGACATTCAAGGGCTAAAGTGTAATTTGCCTCCAGAAGGTTATGTTTATAATATAATTACAAAACAAGTAGAATTTAGGGGTGTATATAAAAGATCTGAAATTGAATCAGAGCAATATTGGAAAAGGATTGCATTGCCAGATTGGTATCAAGATACAATGAAGAAATGGGATGAATTTGATAAAAAGAAAAAAGATGACGAGGTTGAATTTTATGATGAAAGGCTAGAAGAATACAAAAAACAAGAGTGGGATAGAAGGTTAAATGGATTTTGGTACATGAACAACGGTAAGCCATTATTCTTAACTGGTTTACACTATTTATATTTGCAATGGTGGCCTATTGATATTGGTTATCCTAAGTTTCGTATTCCAGATTTGGAAAAGTTTTATTTTATGGATTATTGTATTCAAGATCCATTATGTATGGGGATGCTTGAAGTAACTAAAAGACGTTTTGGTAAATCATTTGTGGCTGGTTTGTTTGTTTCCGAATATATTACTAGGACTAAAATGACAAACGGTGGTATTCAATCTAAAACAGGATCGGATGCCAAAAAATTCTTTGCTAAGACTGTGGTTAATCCATTTAGAAGGCTGCCTAAATTTTTTAGACCAGAATATGATATGTCTTTAGGTGTTAATCCTAAAACAGAAATGAGATTCCAAAAGACAAACGTAAGAGGTTT